TACAAGTCCATAAATTGTCTGACGAGTATTTAAACCACGCCCATGCTCGAATGATAAACACATTAAGAAGAATTGAACTGGCTGACTTGAACCAAGATTACTCTACTGGTTGGCCTGAAGTGAATACCATCCCCTTACCAAAGTGGATGTAAAACGGAAGTCACGGAGCTTCTGACCATATCCCAGTGTAGGGGTGCTACACATTAAAACCGAAGAAGGAGTTGCACATGCAACATATAATAAACAATGTCTCTATACTTTACCCAAGGTTAAATCAGCCTTACCGATTTGACCAAAAAGGATTTAAGGATCCAATAACGGGGAAACTTAGCGGAATGACTGTGCCATGTAAGTGGGATGAAGAGGGAGCAGGTTACGAAACAAATTTTATTATGGATAAAGATGAGGCTGTAACATTAGGCCGTATCTGTAAGGAATCATACAAGAATGCGGTTTCCTTAGATAATAAACGAAAGTGGCCAAGTGAGCCTCAGCGTTTACCTGCAAAGACGATCAAGAATGATGACGGCTCAACTGAGTATCACGGCAAGTGTCGGATCAAAGCGAAGTATGGCTCTGATCAAACTCAGCAACCCAAACAGGTTGACGCTAAAAGAAATCCATTCCCAAGTGATTTCAGGCTGACCACAGGTTCGAAGGCAAACATTGCCGTCACGATTGTTCCTTACAACACTGGAACGGAGAGCGGTGTATCACTTAGAATACGCGCTGTTCAGGTTACGGAACTTGCACAAGAACAGGTTTCAAACAACGATCCCTTTAGCGTTGTAGATGGGTATACGACTGACGATACATTTGTGTCAGCACCTGCACCAGTGGAAGACTTACTGGAGGATGACGAAATTCCATTTTAAGAAAGTACAGCTTGACCCCACATGTTGGAGAGATGTGTGGGGTTGATTCCCATGAAACAATTTTGTAAGGCGGCAAAATGACAAATTTTAAGAGGGCAATCTGGGCTGAATATAGTCCACAAATAATTAGCGCATTAAATCTAAAGAAGGTTACCCAAGGAGAATACCACGGCTCATGCCCAAATTGCGGTGGCAAGGATCGGTTTTGGATTAATGAATACAATGGTGAGGTAAAGGTACAGTGTAGGCAATGCGATGACTTCAAGGAGATAACGAATATCTTACGGTCACAGGGCTTGTGGCCAGAGAGGGAAAATGGTTTTACCGCTAAGGAGATAGAGTGGCCTAGTGTCTCAACTCAACATCCCTACCTCGCCAAGAAGAAGATCGCACAGCATAACGCACTGATTGATGGCGGTAACTTAGTTATTCCAATCAACAATCACATGGGTAGGAAAGTCGGAACCCAGACGATTACCTCTGAGGGAAACAAGAAGTTCTCGAAGGCCATGCCAGTCGTTGGTAACTTCAGCGTCCTTGGCGGTACGATTACAGACATAGCTTATATTGCTGAAGGTTGGGCGACTGCCGCGTCTATCAGTGAGGCCACAGGCAAGCCAACCGTGTTTGCCTTAAATGCCAATAACATTACGGAAGTCATTACGAACTTAAAGATAGCCAAGCCACACGCAGAGTTTATTGTGTGTGCAGATAATGATGACGCAGGGATTAAAGGTGCGGAAAAGGCGAAGGAAGATCACGGCACGAAATACATGCTACCACCAAAGGGCATGGATTATAATGACCTCTGGGTAGCTCAAGGTGCAGATGCTGTCGTAAACTTCCTAACCCCGAAGAGGTTTCAGGACACAGTATTCTGGGCAGATGACGCTCGGCCAATCCTCACAAACAATTACCTGATAAAGAACTGGCTCGGTGCAAATCAACTGAGCTGTCTTTACGGTGCGTCTAACACTGGTAAGTCATTCCTAGCCCTAGATATGTCTTGGCACATTGCCACTGGCAGAGAGTGGAACGGAAACAAAGTTGTCCAAGGTGTTGTGCTGTACATGGCCACAGAGGGTGGCAATAGCTTTAGGAATAGAGTTTACGCCCTGAAAGATCATTACGGAGATGAGAATGCACTCTTAGCCGTAAGGCCAAGCCCAGTAGATATGTTTAACAGTGACGTTGATCTGCCCACGTTGGAGAACTTATGCAGTGAGATTCGAAATGAGAAGGGCGAAATCGCACTGATTGTTGTGGATACATTGTCCAGAGCAATGGCAGGGGCTAATGAAAATACATCGGAAGACATGTCGCAATTCATAAAGAACTGTGACATACTTAGGAATATCTCGAACGCTCACCTGATGATAGTTCACCACACTGGCAAGGATACTGCCAAAGGTGCTAGAGGTTCTTCTGCATTGAAGGCCGCATTAGACACTGAGATAGAGTTAGACGTTCAGCAAGATAGTGGTATCAGAACAGCACTCTGCACGAAACAAAGAGATCTAGAGAGTGGCGCGGCATACTCATTCAGGCTGAACGTCTCAGTCCTTGGCGTTGATCCAGACGGAGATGATATCACCACAGTAGTTATTGCGAAATGTGACGCTGAGGAACTGGAAGAGGCCAAGAAGAAAATACCCAAAGGTAAGAACCAGAAGTTGTTCTTGGAGTGCTTCAGGCAACTCAAGGCAGATAAAGTTGGGCAACCTAATCCTGGCGGAACTGGTTGGCCAGAGCCACATACTTACTGGGTCATTCAGGAGGAAGATATGCGTGAACACTTCACTGGAAAGTTCACTGGATCGAACCACAGAAGTGCTTGGAAACAGACTCTAGAGGCGATGATTTCAGGTGACTTTATGTGTATGAATCAGGGTCAAATCTGGCTGTTGGCGAAAGAGGGCAAAGTATGAAAAGCGTATGAAAAGTAGAGTGTAATGAAATCAATGACTTACAAGTGTGTTTCATACGTTTCATACGCTTTTCCTACGCTTGTTCATACGCGTATGAATTGTAGGAATTACCTATAGGGTATTCCTACTTCATACGGAACCGCAAAAAGAGGATCATATGGGTAGTAAGACAGAAGACAGAAGGCCAAGGTTTAGGAGAGTTAAGGGTACAGAAAATTCAAGGGTGTACTGGCATCCCTGTTCTGTGTGTGGCGACACTGATGCAGGGTTTGGTTTGGACGTTGAGATATTAAGGAATAACTTTGGAACTTGGTTTTGCGGAGAATGTAAGCCAGACGATTATTACGAGAGGAAAAGAAAATGAAGGCAAGTAAACTTTTAACTGATGCATCTAAGTTGGTGAATGGAGATCGACAGAGTTCATACGGAACACCAGAGGATAGCTTCAAGAAGTTATCCGCATTGTGGAGTGCTTACCTTGATGTAGAAATAACACCACACGATGCATGTGTTATGATGTCACTTTTAAAAGTTAGCAGATTAGCATATAAACCTAGTGAAGATTCAAGTACCGATGGCGCGGCATATTTATGCCTCGCTAATCAAGTGAGCTAACCCCTCTGCGTCTGGTCGCCTCTATGACGCTGTTTCTCCCAAAACTTTAGGGGGGTAGACTGACCCCTGACTCAAATTGAGTTGGGGGTCTTTTTTTTTATTTATTTTACATTTGGCACTTGACAGTGCTAGTGATTGCTAGTACTTATTGTGTATAGAAACAAACAAGGGAGAATAAACAATGACAATTAGTATGAAAGACAGAGTATTAGAAGGATTAGCACCTACCAAACATATGCAAGAAACTATAATCAATTCGATACATATGAATACAGAAAGTTTATTTGGTTACGAAGCTAATGATGAGGGTGTTAAAAAACTTAATAGTAACCAAGTAAAATCTATAGCAGAAATTGTTAAAGATAACTCAATGGACTTTTATTCTTATCAGAATGCGAACTTCGCTTTTCGTTATATGTTAGTAGCAATTGCAGTGGGTGCTGGAAATGTTCCTAACACTTAACAAAGTTTAATTAATAAGCTCTACAGTCATTCGGTTGTAGAGTTTAGATAACTAAACTTAACCAAGGAGAAATAAACAATGGACAACACTATAAAGAAAAGCAATTTATCAGTAAACTTTCATTTATTTGAAGACATGAAAGGCGTAGAAGCCGCTAGTTTAGCAATGACAAAAGAACTTGCTAGATCTACCCAGATGAAATCTTATGAAGTAGCAAGAGACTACATGGAGAAAGTTCAAGAAAAATATGAGGACTTTGGTGCTTGGGATACTGAAGCAGATTGGGTAATAGAAGAACTTCTAAGTGTTTACTTTGGAAGGGAGATATAAAATGCACCTATCAGAGCAAGAGAGAAAAGAAATAAAGATTGAAACCATTTTAGGTTTAGTAGATGAAACTGGCACTGAGTTTAGTGCAAGGGCGGCACTTATATCTTGCCTTAATTGGATGGACTCTCATGAAATAAGCCAAATGTTAAGAACAACAAATCTCAGAACAGGAGAACCAAAATGAAATTCTTAGTGAAGTGGTTAGAAGGTTACGGAGATGCAAAGCCAGAGGTTGTTGCATTAGATGAAATCAAAGAATCTGATGCGTGGGATCTTACCGATGACGTTATCGATAACTTGTCGAGCCTAGAAGTCGGGCATGAATACTTTCATTACGAACTTGGAAGTACACTTAATTTTATTAAATTATAAAGGGAGAGAAATATGTATGATATATTAGATGTTGAAAACAAATATAATGTTATTTTAGATATGGTGAGAGATGCAATTGGCATGTCTAAAGTAGATTGGCTTGATCGGTATAATACGGCTTCGTTCATTAGGATTGTCCAACCAAGGTCAGGTGTTCATTCTGAAGATCATCTTGAAAAGATTTACGATGACGTACAAGATGAAATAGTAAAATCTTGTACTAAAAAAATTATGAAAGAAACTAAAAACGTACTCAAGGTAAAAGATTGGTGATTAATAAAAATTTCCCTGAGAAAATCAGCCTCACTTCGGTGGGGCTTTTTTTTTGCAAAATAGTGTGTATATTGAAAGTACGGTTAACCACTGAGAAAAGGTTTAAAGGATGAGCGACGAAAAAAGAAAAGTAGGCAGACCAAGATTTGAGATAACTCCAGAAGTCTGTGAGAAGGTCGAGAACCTATCAGCCCAAGGTCTAACAGTCGATCAAATAGCTCTTGTATTGGGTGTAAGCCACTGGACAATCTACGAAAGACAGAACGAATTTCCTGAGTTTTCTGATGCGCTAAAAAGGGGGCGTGGCAAGGGCGTTGCCAATGTGACCA